AGAGATCGAAGAAGAAGATGGCAAAACCAGCAACTAGACAACAATTAATTGACTACTGTTTTAGGAAGTTGGGTGCTCCTGTCTTGGAGATAAACGTTGATGATGATCAAGTTGATGATTTAGTAGATGATGCGATACAACTTTTTAATGAAAGACACTTTGATGGTGTTGAAAGGATGTATCTTAAATATGAAATTACACAGGGAGATATTGATAGAGGTATAGGAGCAGACGTTCCTGGCGAAAGTGCAATCAATAGTAAAACAGGTGTTGGTATAGTAACCACAACAACAACATCCACAAATATACCTGGTTACGGAACAACAACGACAACTTTTTACGAGAACTCAAATTTTTTACAAATACCTGACTCCGTTGTAGGAGTAAACAAGATATTTAAATTTGATACCAGCTCAATATCTGGTAGCATGTTTAGTATAAAGTATCAGTTATTTTTAAATGATTTGTATTATTTTAACTCAGTTGAACTTCTTCAATATGCAATGACAAAAACTCGTCTTGAAGATATTGACTTTTTACTTACACCAGAAGCACAAGTTAGATTTAATAAAAGACAAGATAGATTATACTTAGACATTGATTGGGGTGCTCAAAAAGCAGGAAACTTCCTAGTTTTAGATTGCCATAGAGCATTAGATCCAGAATCATTTACTCAGGTATATAATGATTATTTTGTTAAGTTATATCTAACTGCTTTAATTAAGAGACAGTGGGGACAAAATTTAATTAAGTTTAGAGGAGTTAAATTACCAGGTGGTTTAGAACTTAATGGTAGAGAAATATATGATGATGCAGAAAGAGATTTAGAAAGAATTAAAGAGAAGATGATGCTTGAATATGAGTTACCACCTCTTGATTTTATTGGGTAATGATAGATGGCATTAAATCCCTTTTTTCTACAAGGATCTCAGAGTGAACAGAGACTCGTTCAAAGCTTAATAAATGAACAACTTCAAATTTACGGTGTTGAAGTTACATATATTCCAAGAAAATTTGTAAGAAAACAAACAATAATTAAAGAAGTTCAATCATCTGCTTTTGATGATAATTTTTTATTAGAAGCATATGTAAATACCTATGAGGGTTATGGTGGACAAGGAGACATCATGACTAAATTTGGTGTAAGTTTAAGAGATGAACTTATACTGACAATATCAAAAGAAAGATTTGAGGATTTCATATCACCATTTTTAGAATCAGATGAAGATTATGAACTATCTACAAGACCTCGTGAAGGTGATGTTATATTTTTTCCATTAGGATCAAGATTATTTGAAGTTAAGTTTGTAGAACATGAAGAACCATTCTACCAGTTAGGGAAAAATTACGTATATCAACTTAAATGTGAACTATTTGAATATGAAGATGAAGTATTTGATACTGATATTGAAGAGATTGATTCACAACTTGAAGATTTGGGTTATATATCTACACTCCAATTAATTGGAATTGGTGCAACTGCAACTGGAAATGCACAACTTAGTCAATCAAATAAAGGTTATATTCGTGAAATTGTGTTAAATGATGATGGTAGTGGATACACAAGCACTCCTACTGTTGCTATTTCTACTGCTCCATTTGGTATAGGTAATGTAAATGCAACTGCTGTTGCAATAACCACAACAAAAGGTGGAGTATTCTCAATAGAAAGAATTGAACTGACAAATGCTGGTGTGGGTTATACACAAGCACCATTAGTTTCTATCAGAGGTGGTGGAGGTGTGGGTGCTGCTGCAACTGCTGCTGTTGAACTATCAAACTTTGGTATTATTGACTTTACTATTACAAATAATGGTATTGGATATGGATCAAAACCAGTTGTAACAATCACAGGAAATAATGTAATACCAGCTGTTGCTGAAGTTAATCTTCTTGCAGATAATACAATATCTGATATCAGGATTAGAAATGCAGGTGTTGGATACACTGTTGCTCCAACTATAACTATTTCAAATCCATCACTAATTAATGGTGTAGGTAACTTTGAACGAGGTGAAGTTGTTAAAGGTCTTTCCTCTGGTGTTGAAGCAATAGTTAAAGAATGGGATACTGATACCAGAATACTTAAAATATCAAATGTTGGTATAGGAACAACCACAAAAGCATTCATACCTGGTGAAATTATTCAAGCAACTGAATCAACCTTCTTTACTGTAGATTCAACTATAACAGGAACAATTGGTGTAACAACTACACTTATTACTGGTATTAATACATCAGGAATTAGTTTAAATCAAGAAGTAAATCAAATTAAATTTGGTCAAACTATTGTTGTAGGAACTGGTGCTACTGTTACAAGTATTGGTTCAAGTTCGATTAATATAAGTTCATTATCGTTAAATACTACTGGTGTTACAACTTCTATTTCTTTTGGATCTACAGTATTCTCAAATTATGCTTTAGATTTCTTCGATGAAGATAATCAAGACACAACCTTTGAATCAAATGAAATTATCGAATCTGAAGCAGATGGTATAATTGATTTCTCAGAAGGTAATCCATTCGGTACATTCTAATGTTAGGCACATACTATTATCACGAAATACTCAGAAAAACCATAATTGCTTTTGGTACTATCTTTAATGATATTCATATTCGTCATCGAGATGGTGCAGGAAAAGAAACAAGTGACATGAGAGTGCCTCTTGCTTATGGTCCTATGCAAAAATTCCTAGCAAGATTAGAGCAACAACCAGATTTAAATCGTGCGGTTCAGATTACACTTCCTAGAATGTCATTTGAAACGACTAATATTGCTTATGATGCAACAAGAAAGGGTGGAATAACACAGACATTTAAAGCATCGGATGGAAGTAATTTAAGAAAAGTATTCATGCCAGTTCCATATAATCTTGGATTTGAATTGAATATTCTTGTTAAATTAAATGATGATGCATTACAGATAGTAGAGCAAATATTACCATATTTTCAACCATCTTTTAATGTCACTATTGACTTAGTAAATGTAATTGGAGAGAAGAGAGATGTACCAATCGTATTGGATAATATATCTTTTCAAGATGATTATGAAGGGGATTTTGCAACACGAAGAGCACTTATATACACTTTAAACTTTACTGCTAAAACTTATCTCTTCGGTCCTGTATCTGATTCTAGTGAGGGTCTTATCAAGAAAGTTCAAGTGGATTATCATACATCCGTTGATACTGAGAATGCAAGAAGAGAACTTAGATACTCTGCAACTCCACAAGCACTTAAAGATTACAATGATGATAATACAGCAGAATTGAAGACAGATTTAAGTAAAACTAAAACAAGATTTGATATTACTTCAACTGCCTCTCTATCAGTAGGCATGAGGATTATTATAGATAAAGAAATAATGAAGATTAAAGAAATCGTTGATGCGAATACAATTACAGTATTCAGAGGATATCAAAGCACTGCTGCAACACACGTTGCACCAGCATCAATTGATGTATTAACAGCAGCTGACGATTTACTTGTTGAACCTGATGATGACTTTGGATTTAATGGAAACCTTGAAGTGTTCCAAGATTCTAGAACATTTAGTCCAACACAACAAAGAGACATTGGATGAATACCATGACTAACTATGATTCTATTGATGAAGCGTTAAACACAAGTAGTGCGATTGATGTCACTCCAACTAGTAAACCACAAAAGGTAGAATCTAGTAAAGATGATGTCAAAAAGGACTATGATTATACTCGTGCAAATTTATATTCGTTAGTTGAAAAAGGTCAGGAAGCACTCAATGGTATTTTAGAAGTTGCTGGTGAAGGTGGTAGTGCCAGAGCATATGAAGTTGCAGGGCAAATTATTAAATCAGTTGCAGATACGACTGATAAGTTAATGGATCTTCAAAAGAAAGTTAAGGAAGTAGACGAAGATAAGAAACAAACAACAAATAATGTAACTAACAATGCACTCTTTGTAGGGTCAACATCTGAGTTGTCAAAGATGTTAAAACAAGGAATACTAAATAATAAAGAGGATTCTTAGTTCTAATGAGTGATTCTGTTACTATCGAAGATTCAAAAGGAGAAACCTTTGCAGAGGTGATTGATGTTATTGGTGTTTCTGAGGTAAAGAAAGCATTCCAACAATCAGTAAAGGAAGGTTCACTTCACAAATGGTTTAAAGGTTCAAAGTCCAAAGATGGCAAACCTGGTTGGGTTAATGTCGTTACAGGAGGAACTTGTGCTAGTGACAAACCTGGTGAGGGTACACCCAAGTGTGTGTCATCATCAAAGAGAGCAAGTATGACAAAAGCAGAAAGATTATCTGCTGCTCGTAGAAAGAAGAAAGCAGATCCTGGTCAACAAGCAAAATCAGGTGCTGCAAAACCAACCTATGTCTCAACTGATAAACCAAAAAAGAAAATGAGTGAAGAGATGAAAAGAGATGAGTACGGTGATCCAATCGGTGGTCCTAAAATTTCAAAGAAGCAAATGAAAAAAAATCTTTCATCAAATACACCTGATGAACAACATACCACAACTACAAGTGAAGGGTATATTGATCTACCATTAGAAGTTGAAATACCAAATACAGATTCTAAATTTAGATTAGGACTTATGTTCCGTGAAAGTTTAGAGGAAAATAAAGGAATGCTTTTTATATTTGAAGAAGTTGGTCAACATTCATTTCATATGAAAAATACTCGTATTCCACTTGATATTGCATTTGTTAAAGAAGATGGAACTATCGAAAGTATTAAAGAATTAAAACCATACAGTAGTTTACCTGTATATTCAGACGGTGAAGTATTATTTGCAATCGAAGCAAATCGTGGTTGGTTTACAGAAAATAATGTAGAAGTAGGGGATGAGATAGTTTTAGGAGAAGCAAAAGATAAGAAAGGTAAGGGTAGTGGATCAAAAGATGCTTGCTATCATAAAGTTAAGTCAAGATATTCAGTGTGGCCAAGTGCTTATGCATCAGGTGCATTAGTTAAGTGTCGTAAAGTCGGTGCTGCTAACTGGGGTAATAAATCAGAGTCAGTTGAACTTGATGAAAAGAAAGCACAGAAGTGTTGGCCAGGTTATGAAAAGAAAGGCACTAAAATGATGTTTGGTAAGAGATATAATAATTGTGTGAAGAAAGAAGAGTTTTCTGATTGGAGAAATGACATAGGTTATGAGGGTAAGGACGACTCAAAAAAGATTGAAGAGGGCAAGAGCCCTGCTTGGCAAAGAAAAGAGGGTAAAAGTGAATCTGGTGGATTAAATAAAAAAG